TACACTACAGTATATGTCCGGCTTGTGGGAAATAGAACCGAACATTAGTTCACTTTTGCTATTATACCACCTATTCCGATTCTTGGCAACTGCCAATGATATACATGAACTTTCGTTATTTCATACATGAACTTTGCAATCTCAAAGAAAATTATGCTTTCGTAGAGAAAAAATGTGAGATCGCAAACTTTTCCGCCACCACCGTCTGTATGCGGGCACTTCTGGACAGAATGGTCCTGATGTGTCATATGCGAATGGACTATCTGCATATCTTTCTGATTATTATTGGAAATTATCTTTTGCGGGGTATGTACAAGGCTAAATACCTTATAGATCAGCAAGAGAAGTACAAAGCACTTAAAACATTTCTTTTTCATCTAAATCACTCTATTTCGTTCTAAATCTTTACAATATGCTCTTAAAATGATAAAATAAAAATACCACGAATAACCGTACTTTACATAATATTGCAAAATCAGCGGTACAAAATACATAATCCGCATGGAAAGTGCGAAATGTGGCGAATAAAGCTATTAGGAGGAGCAATTCTATGAGTAAGAAAAAAGGTGGAAAACTCAAATGGGTAGTTTTAGCAGTTGTCGTTGTTGGCGTTATCGGTGCCGTTGGTGGAAATTCGGATTCAAACACCACATCTTCTTCCGGCACATCTGCAAAGACGGAATCTGCAAAAGAAGTTGATACGCCTACACCAATTGAATACACATCCGTATCAGTCAATGATATGATGTCTGATCTTGACAGTAATGCAATGGGCGCATCTGATAAATACAAAGGCAAATATCTTGAGATCACCGGAAAACTCAGTAACATTGATGCAGCCGGAAAATATATTGACCTTATGGCTGATGGAGATTTTGAGATTATTGGAGTCCAGTGTTACATCAAAAGCGACGACCAGAAATCCAAAATAGCATCCATGTCAAAGGGAGACACCGTTACTTTAAAAGGAAAATGCACAGACGTTGGAGAAGTTCTTGGATATTCTCTTGATATTGAAGAAATAGAATAAAATAAAAACCGCCCCGGCATTGGCGTACCGGGACGGCGTTTATACATCTCCGGAGAGATGCTATACTCTGGTCAAGACATATTGTATCATCTTCGGAGCAGTCGAACAAGACAGAAAATTTGTTCGGCTGTTATTTTTATACCTAAAAGCAGCTACATAAAGAAAAGAGGAATAAAAATGGCGAAGAAAAGAAAGAAATATCCAAAATTGCCGAATAACTTCGGCTCTATCCGGTATCTTGGCAAGAATCGGAGAAACTGCTTCGCAGTGCATCCACCAGCTACACTGGGCGATAATGGTAAACTAAAACGTCCGCCGGCGATCTGCTACGTAGACGACTGGATAAAAGGTTTCACTGTCCTGACAGCATACAAAGCCGGCACGTATCAGCCCGGCATGGAGCGAACACTCGAGGTGTCCCCTACAACTGACATAGATAGTCTTATAAGCCGTTTGATTGCCGACTACAATACAATTAAGGGTGTCGAAGGAAAACACCCGGAAATCAAGAAATTGACGTTCTCAGAGGTATATAAACAGTTTTATGCGTGGAAGTTCCCAGAGGGAACAAAACTGTCATACAGTTCAAAGGAAGCATATCGGACAGCTTATACAAACTGCACTGTTCTGCATAATCGCGTATTTGAAGATTTAAAGGCTCCTGATATGCAAAAGGTTATTGATGATTGTAAGCTGAAAAAGCAAAGCCAGATGGCTATTTTGACTCTGTTCAAGCAGATGTACAAATATGCAGTCTACTCAGAAATCGTAACGGAAAACAAGGCGTTATATGTCCATGTCAATGCTGATAATGACACCGAACATGGAACGCCATTTTCTGATCAGGAGATGCAGGTGTTGTGGAATAATACCGACGATCCAGAAGTGCAGCTCATTCTTATTATGTGTTACTCTGGTTGGCGAATCGGGGAAGTGTTAAAACTCACAACCAACCTGGAAGAGAAATACTTCCAAGGTGGAATCAAAACAAAAGCCGGTAAAAACAGAATTGTTCCGATACATCCTGCCATATACCATTTTGCTGAACAGAAAGTGCTGGCACAAGATGGAAAACTATGTGTATATACTCAGCAACACCATAGAAAAGCGTTGTTCTATCCTACACTGGAACGTTTGGGAATAGTCGGAAATCCGAAACACACGCCGCACGATTGTCGACATACCTTTTCTGCGCTGTGTGAAAAATACGGTGTCCGGGAGAATGACCGAAAGCGAATGCTCGGCCACTCTTTTGGTGGAGATGTTACAAACGCTGTGTACGGCCACAGAACACTGGAAGAACTCCGGACAGAAATAGAAAAGATAAAAGTTCCATTTGTGACTAACTGTGACTAACGGAACCCATTTTAATCTTTCTAAAACAACCGAAATATCATTATCGAAATGCCGGAAACCCTATTAAAATCAACATTTTCAGCGATTTTGCAAGGATTTCCCACATTTCATTTTCATTATTCTAATTTTATTGATTGTGACTAACAAATAGAATTTAGAAAATTGCGCAAATGCCCGTAAATACAGTGTTTTTGGCGCTATTATATTAGGAAACAATATTTTTATTTGTGACTAACGTGTGACTAACGATAACAGTCTAAAATTCCCGAAATGATACAAAATATGTTTATAAATAAAGTTCCCGGGGAATTAACCCCGGGATGTTTTTATATGGCAATCAAATCTTTCCATGTGGCGGGTCCACAGACTCCGTCCACTTCCAGAACTTCTTTCCTGGATTCCTGATAAGCTTTCAGAGCGCAAATCGTGTTCGTATCTGCTGTCCATGTAAGTTTCAGAGCTTTGCCGCCTTTTCCTTTAAAACCTCTGGCTCTTAAGATTTCCTGTAAGAGGAGCACAGATGTGTTTTTATCTCCTGCTTTTACTGTTTCTGGATTAAACATATATTTCTCTCCTGTCTGTGCAGTATTAGATGATGTATTCTCAGGTTTTACGGGTGCGGATGCATCGGATACAATACTATAATCTGGTGTACAGAACTTAGTTCCGGGCATCTGGCTGTTAAGATAACTCTTTGCGCAGACACCGCCGCCATTTGCAATAATTCCAGATGCACCAGAAGTATTTCCCTCGATGGTATAGAACCTGTCTCCGATTACAGCCGTTACGATGCCGGTATGGGTGAAAGTTCCATTATGATAAAAAATTACAATATCACCGATCTTTGGATTAGCGTTCCTTGTAAACAGATTACCAAGTGTTGGGCAGTAAACATAGGGCCAGTGCTTCAACAGTTTTTTTGCTTTTTCCTGTCCGAATGCTTCCATAAAACACCAACTCACGAATGCTGCGCACCAAGGCTGTCCTTGATATGATGGCTTAATGTCTCGCCAGTACTTCGTATAGTTGTTCGAGCCGGCGTTTGCAGTCTTACTGTCGAGCTGACTATTGCTCTTCTTTTCAAGGTATCCAATCTCATTTTTTGCAGTGAGAATCACTTTTTCAATAGCTTTATCCATTGCAGAAACCTCCTCTTTGTAATCCTTATAGAATACATCCATGTCAACGTTACCACTAATGCCGGATACTTTTCCTCTACTGGAATACTGCCAGCCTACACCAACAGATGGACGCAATCTTTCCTGTACAGAGCCATTATCACTAGCCGGATAACGAGCAATCCAGCAATCGTACTTTTTCAGGGTGTCTGACAGAACGTTATTATACCAATCAAGATTGCAGTAGATACCGACCTTATAACCGGCTTTTTTGATTCTGGTCAGAAATGCTACTGCAATATTCTCAATCGCCTGTTTTCCAAGGTTTCTCTGCTGACTCCATTCAAGGTCGTAGAAGATTGGAAAGTCCATTCCGCGTCCGCCAAGAACAGAAATTACGCTCTCAGCTTCATCAATTGCCTGTGCCGGTGTCAGAGCGTAACTGTATTTATATCCGCCGACAAGGATTCCATTTGACTTGCATCCTTTGTAGTTATGCTCAAAAGAGGAATCGGTTCCAGATTTTTGATGGATTCTCAATATTGCAAACTTAATTTCAGAATTCGATACTTTCGCCCAGTCTGGCTTACTCTGATAAGATGATACGTCAATTCCTTTAATTTCCATATTTTCTCCCTTGCACGTATTTTATTTCACTATTCCTGGTTTTGATTCTGTTACTGTCCCGTCCTCATTCAATACATAGCCATCCTTTTGAAGTCTTTCAATTACCTTCTTATTCCACAGCTCAGGAACATCTGTCCATTTTTTCAGCCCATTGATTACTCGTTCTTCGAAAAATTTAATCATTGTTTCTACCTCCAATGCCTGCAGCTAAAGTAGCCAGTTCGTCGAGTGCCGAATCATGCGTTGATACAAGTTCAGCTAGACCGTCAATACCATCACTGTTAATTAGAATCTTGCGATTAGATTCCGCATTAAGCATCTGCATCACAATATCTAACTTTTCAGACATCTCATTCAGCCTGTTTGAAACTCGATTGATGGCTTTGTAGATATTTGCAATTTCTTTTTTATCCACAATTATCATCTCCTTTGATTAAAAATAGTACCGCAAATCCTTTTAACCGCCTTACGGCGGCAGATGGAATTTGCTAAGATTTTAGATACATAAGCAGGGGGCAACGCCAAGAGCGTAGCTGACGTCGCTGTAGTACGATTCCCCGTCCATGTCCATATGACAGAATTTTTTTTCGCTGCTGGAGTAAGGCGAACGTTCCCAATAGCGGCCAGACACGAAATTACTGCTAAAGTACGGTTTCTTATATCTATTAGCAGTTGCGTTCTTAAAGTACTGATACTGTTCTCCCTCGCCTGCGAAAGAATACTTTATACTGCCAAAAACCTCAATTTCAGAAGGTAAAAATGCATAGTCATTTGAGACTTTAATCGTACTGCTACGGCTTCCTACAGATGCCAACTTCTTGACCTGCTTCATCATATTCTGAATATAAGTAGGCAAACATTTCTTGTACACATTATTGCACCACGTACGTCTTGCACAGCCTTCCCAACCACCACTATTTGTACTTGAACCGTTTATATAACCACATTCATGTGATACATTATAGGAGGTGTTATATTCTGTCGTAGTGTCTAAATACAACATACGTTCTGTCTGAATTGTAATAGCGGCTTTAGTCTTGCCATTGATAGCAGTCACTAAGTCATCATGTTCGATTCCGATAATTACATAGGCATAATCATTCGCTCTGTGTGACTCACTTACGCCAGTTGCATCCATGGCATTGTGATGGATGGTTCTCTTGTCGCCGACCGCCCAATAGTCGCTAATGTTGATTTTGCCTGCGTAGTGCGCTTCAATCATCTTTTCAATCTCTGCGTCTGTTCCGTCGGCAAATGCGACAATCTTCAAATCCTCTTTTGGTTCGCCGAGAAGTCTGTTTCCTGCATCGTAGTTGTATACACCATCTGTAGAATATGGAAACAGTGTAAAGTAATATTGTTTGCCGTTTGTCAGCCCTGTGACTGTATAGCCTGTGGTTTTGTATTTATCTCGAATTGCATTATCAACCACAAGCGTTCCGTCATCTGGATTTGCAGGATAGCCCGTTTCTTTCATTACAAGTTTTGTGCCAGCCCATGTAGAGAATGTTGAACCACTAATTACCGTGTTTTCAGGGTCTTGCCATTTAATTGTGACAGATGCATTTAAGTTCTCAATCGTTGGGTTGTTTACGGGCTTGGGAGTAACGGTTGTGCCACCGCCTTTTGCGTGGAGTGTTCCGTCTTCATCTATGAATGTTGTCTTGCCGTCAGGCTTAACCTTACCGAGAATTTCAATTGTAGCAATTGGGACAGTCGCATCACTCCCCTTGTCCCCTTTTGGCCCTTTGATGTTTACTGTTTCGGGATTGGCGATTCCATCTGTGTTGCTCCAGCTTATGTTTCCATCGCTGTCTACAACAGGAGTGAATGTGATTCCTCGCGCACCAGTATCTCCTTGCTCACCTTTTGGGCCAACTGGACCTTGTTCACCTTGCGGCCCAGTATCGCCTTTTAGGCCCTGTACTCCCTGCTCTCCTTTTTCTCCGGGGTCTCCTTTTACACCCTGTGGCCCTGGGTCACCCTTTGGACCTTGCGGACCAACTGGCCCCTGCGGCCCCTGAATCTTGCCAGCATTGTTCCAATTCGCGCCGTCGAAAACCCACATTTCTCCGTCTATTAAATATGCATCGTTCTTCTCTGCACTCAGGGGGAGGTCTGCCTCAGATTCTTTTGTGCCAAGGACATTAAGAGACGTTCCGTCGTTTCCTTGTTCGCCCTTTTCTCCTCGCGGGCCTTGCGGACCAACTGGTCCCTGCGGACCAACGCCTCCTTTTTCACCTTTTGGGCCTTGCACTCCTTGAGGCCCCATAATATTCCCAACATTTTCACTATCACCATCTGAAAATGTTATTGTCAAATTTCCATCTGTGTCAATACTGACTGCTGTGATAGAGATGCCCCTTAGTGATTCTTTCTGCTCAGGAGTCAACGATTCAAATGTTACGGTACCATCTGCGCCTTTATCTCCTTTTTCGCCTTTGGGACCCTGTGGACCAACGAATTCTCCGGCATTAACCATCTCTGAAATGTCCTCAATGGAACACAACCGCCTTACATCATTAGCCGCAAATGCAATGTATAAGGCTTTGCCAGATGGAACGGACGGGTCATTGCCGAGAATCGCAACAGGCTCTCCGGGACGAATTTTCGATGTATCAAAATCGGCGTACATACCCCGTCGGAATTGTATTGTATATGTATCGGCCATATTAGACTTACCTCCTTATAAAAGGAAATTATTCCTTATGTAATTCTTTACAGAATCAAGATTTTTCTGCACGCTGTCATCCATCACGAGAAAATTGCCTTTATTGTTCTGACTGATGATACTTCCTGTGCTTTCGTCTACTTCTGAATAGGTGTAAGCAATGCGACTTCCTTCTCCAGTGCTGAGATTCATAAAACTTGTAAGAATTTTTTTCATGATATTTCCTCCATTTCGTCAATAATTTTTTTCCTGTTATTAAGAAGCTCTTTTTCGTAATCGGGTTCTGATATTTCAAGGCTTTTACTGTAGTCTGGCTCTGGCATGTCTGTGTCTATTGCCCTATCGTAAGCTGTTTCACTTGCATCAGCAAAACGCATGTGTTCATAGTCAGCTTGACGCGCTTTGACTTCAAATGCAAATTTAAGCCCCGGAGTACCTTTTACAGTGAAATATGTCTGTTCTTTTTGGTCTACCCAACAATCTCCATCTCCTTCCTTTTGCAAGAACACATAATATTCAATCCTTACATTAGTAGATTCTTGGAATATGTCATCTATGTCTATCAGACATGTGCCGTCTTCTGATATGGATGCTTCTCCGATGTCTCCAAACATGGGGGATGCCATTTCGTAGCAATAAAACGCCTGTGTACCATAGTTTTTTGTTGGAAAAATCCTCTTCTTTGTCCCTCGGACACTTAAATCCGCAAGGTCTGTCCCCGTTCCGATGCTATAGAAATGACCACTGGCTTCTACGTGCGTACCTACTGTAACTTTTTTTGATGTCGAAACACTGTCCGCCGAAACGCTGTCCGCCGAAACGCTGCTCGCCGAAACGCTTTTATTAAACGAGGCTGAACTTGCATGTACGGTTCCTGTATAAAGATTGATTCCTCTAATACGCGTTCCATACAATGTCCCGTACCCCGGTACATATATTCCTGTATTCGTCTCTGAATAGATCTCTCCAGTTGAAGCATCTAGTATTACTTCTCCATACGTGCCACTTGCTGAAAGCTTTTTAATTCCAACTTTCCATCCTGCTAATTCGCCTGTGTTAATATAATCGGCATTCATGTACACATTGCCATTTGATAGATACAGGCCTTTATTGCTGCTGTTATCGCTTAGCACATTAATAATCTCTTGCTTGGACATTTTTCCTATGTCGAGATCACTGAGCGCTTTATCTGTATAGCTGTTTGCACTTGATAGCGCTGTCGAAGCTTTGTCTTCCGCAACGCTATATATTGTATCACCATTTGTTAATACAAATGTATCAGGTCTGAGCGTAACATTTCCGTAGTTATCAATCGCAAATGTTGATGTTCCAGAACTGTTTGTAACATTAATGTTTTTCAAGCTAATTAAATCAGCTGAAATCTGGCCGGACTTAATATAGGAAGCATTTATATACAGATGTCCGTTCTGCATATAAATTCCCTCTTGCTTACCGTTATCCGTTAAAGCGTTAAAAACTCTTTCAAAATTGACAATTTTTTCAGCGTCCAGTTCCCGCCAAGCGCCATCAGTCCCAGAAAACATATATACCTGGCTTGTAGAGAAGTTCATGAATATCGAGCCGTCATGCTTTTCATATTCTTCACTTTTCCACTCAGATGCCGGATAATTCTGCAATGTTGGTGTATACGTGCCATAATAGTTCGGGATAGTCACATTACGAACTGACCCATCCACAACGTCCTTGGCAATCTGTTCAATAGTTCTACTTTTCAGTGTAAAGTTTTCAACCTCTAATGTGACAGCACCTGTGTCGGCATCTATTTTTAATGTCGTATTCCCGTTATTATCTTTTGCTGTAAAACCTCTTGTGTTAATCCATTCTGATTGGATGCCAATAGCATAAAGAATATTCAGAACAGCATCTCCATTACTGTCAAACCCGGCTTTCCATGTCTGACCCCCATCTACTGACAAAAAGAATCCATCGACACCTGTCTTATAAATTACTTTAGAATCAGCAAGTGTAGGCTTATCATGCCGGTACGTAATTACGGAACCATCTTCTTGTACTTCCTCTGTATAGAAAAAACCCAGCGTGTTCGCTGCAAGTTCATTCATCTGTTTGAGCTTTACGTCATAGGCAGATAGTTTCTTCTCTATATCTTTTTTTGACTGTTCTACGGCCGCTTGCTGACCACCAACAAACTCACTTACATCTTCTTCGGCACTCTTTGCGCTGCAACCCCATGATGTTGAACCACCGAACACAAATTCTACATTAGTTACAAATGATCTAAAAACACGATTCTTCGTGTCAATAAATTCGACTGGATCGCCGAAAGTGGCGTATCCGTTGGCAATTCCGTCACATGAGAAAGGACGCATTCGCAAACCGATTAATTGACTCCCAATGGCTTCAATGCCTGCCTGTGCATTTCCTGACAATAGCTGATTATCAATAGTGATTACATAACCGTCCTGACCCGACATATATTCGGTCTCATCTTCTACGTATTTGACGCCTGTTACAATGACATCGTCTACGTCATATTGTAGATTCTGAATTGAAAATAACGCGTGATAATCGTTATTACTTAACGTACCACCATCAATCACAGTCCCTGTCGTCCACGGATTAAGCGTGCCACCATCCAGATCATCACCGTTTGTCCAGTTCTTTACTGCTCCACCATCGTAAATAGTCGTATTGGTAAATGTCTTATCAAACGTAATAATCCTGAGTAAGTCATTTTCATCAATTCTTGCATTTCCACCGACTATCCCGGCACACATTCCGATTACTGTACGATATGTCGCATTAGATGGCGCTTTCTGAATCTGAAAGTCCGCATTTGGAAACATTGCATCTCCAAGAGTGATTCCACATTGCTGACAGCATTCTGAGAGCAGTTCCTTGACCGTACAAGGAAAAGACAGATTAGAATCATATGCCTTATCAGCGTTATGCATTTTATCTAAGAGAGAAAGACTTATTTCGCTTGCTGTTGCGGGCTTTTTCGATACAATGTAAGTACCTCTCTTTATGGTTTCTATCCTGTCGGATAACTGCACATTGAGAAAGATAACAAACCTTGCAGCGTTAAAATTATATCCGTCAAAACGCCCATCATCGTTTACTAATGATAAACTTGCCGTTTTTGCGATTGCCACACCCACCGGAAAGTCCCCGGAGTCCGCTGAATCTACAAGACTATTTCCAGACAGATAAAAGTCCTTTTTGCCTAGCTTAAGAGTTGTGCCATTTGACAATGTAACATTTGCTGTCACGTAATAATTTCTATTTGTAATAGATTCTTTCTTCAACTGAGTAGATACATTTATCAAATCGGCTCAATCCTCCTTATATTGATAGACAAATCCGTCCACTTTTCTTCCCCATCTTTCAGAGTTTGCGCAGCCATGTCGAAATTTGATGCGTAGAATGTTCTGTCTACCCATCTTCCCGGAATAGTTGGGTCTTTATGGTGGAATATGAATTGACTTTTGTTAAGTACAGTATTTAGTATGGTTGCTATTTCAGCCCATGTAAGCTCACCCCATTGCATGTCATACCCACCAATTGTTCCCATTGGTGTATTGTGCATAATCAAATCCTGACTTCTTTTAGAGTCTTCCGTAGAAGTGGTTGCGAACACCGGTTTGTAACTATCCGGTGCTCTTATAACAACGTTGTCTATTTTAAATTGTTCCTGCGGCATATTCTTCTCCTTACGCTAACTCAAATGGGTTCTTCCCATTCCGGTTTCTTCTCATTTCAGCTTCACTGATAATAATATCTAACAGTTTTCTGCCAGATGCATTAACTGTAACATTGTAGGTATTTCCATCTCCCTGCCCTTTTCCTGACTCTTCCCGGACGATCTGCCGTAATAGGCTTTCCGGTGCTTCCAGGTTATTTCCTTTCTTCTGGTCACCTAATACCGCAAGGAATTCTGACCTTGGCGGAATAACTGCGCCACTGGCCAGATATGGGATAGTTCCGATACGTGGAAATGTCGCATGAAATCCAATAGTCTTTGAACCAAACGGTGTTGGAACAGTCCAGGGTCCAAAGGAAAATGCAGATTCAATTCCACCAATTGCATTATTAATCATCCCAACTGCATTATTAACAATGCTGATTGCCTGATTAATCGGAGCTTTAATAAAATCCACAATGCCTTCAAATACAGATCTGACTGCATCTCTGGCGGCATTAAACTTATTGATGATAGCATTTTTTATCGCTTCTACTTTATTAGAAACAAATGTAGTTACATTTTCCCATACTTGGGATGTTTTATTCTTTACGCTATCCCATACGCTCGCAACTTTTGTTTTAATTGCATTAAATACTGTGCTGGCTGTGGATTTAAGAGAGCTCCAAAGGCCAGAAAGTGTCTTTTTGATTGCGTTCCAGATTGTTGAAGTCAATGCTTTAATCGCATTCCAAGCAGTACTGATGATGCTCTTTATTATACTCAACGCGCCTTTTGTTACGGTTTTAATTATCTCCCACGCACCTGACACAACATCTTTGATAAAACTCCATGCTCCATCCGCAATCTCTTTTATTCCCTGCCAAGCCAGTTCCCAGTCTCCCGTGAAAACGCCGACAAGAAAATCAATGATTCCACTCAGCGTGTCTGCTACATCACCAATTATTTTAATTAATGATTTTATGACTTTTATCGCTACGGTGCCTACAACATCAATTATCTTTGCAACAACCGGGAGCAAATTCGCGATTATCCAGTTAATTAAAGGAACTAACACCGACTCCCACAGAAGTTTCAGAGAATCAATGAGTTTTCCGAGAAATGTTTCTATCTTTAAAATTGCGTCCCCTAATGGTCCCTCTAATAGCCCTTTGATTTGTTCTGCCAGTCCTTGTAACACCGGAAGAATGTATGTGTTATATCCGGTTATCAGAGTTTCAAATATGCTTGATAATCCATCTGCTATAGAATCAAAGAACGGTTTTACATGTTCATCGTATAACCTCGATATTGCATCACTAAGGTTTTGAACAGCTGTTAAGACGCCGCTTGTTACGGTTTCTATTACTCCGAGACTACCCTCGATTGCTGACTTTAAAATGTCCTTGTTGTCGATAAAAGGCTGCGCAATCATGTTAAGGATATCTCTGCCAAGTTTTGCAGCCGTTTCTGTAAGAACCATTCCGATTTCAGCAAAGATTCCGATTAAATCCGCAGTAATCTGCTGTGCGGTTTCTCCACTAAAAACTGAGAAAACATCCGCAAAGGCGACTGCAAGATTCCCTGCGATTTGCGAAATTTCAGAGCCGATATTGAACATATCTATCAGATAGTTCTTTATTCTTTGCGTGTTCTGCTTTAAAAACTTTTCAATTCCGCCTATAATGTTTTGTGCAATTGTCAATCCAATTCTGGCAAATGAACCGGCAACTTGTCCAATTGCATATGCAAATGAATCAAGAAAATTATTTGCTGCTTTAGTAACTTCTGAATCAGTAAAGATATCCTTTAAAGATTTCCATATGGAATCGAGATCCTTTTTTATTCCGTCAAGAATTGGTTCGTAATCTCCTAATCCATCCCAGAATCCTTTTGCGATTAACTTAGCCAACTGTTTAAATCTGTCGATTATCTTTTTTAGCGGTTTTGACATTTTATCAAGAACTGTCTCACCCTCTGCCAATTTTCCATAATCAACATTTTGTACAGCATCTTTCATCTGATCTGCAAGTCCGCCGGTTGCGCCCGGTACTTTTGACGATGAATCTGTGCTTTTATCCGTTGAGTAATTATTTATTTCGTCAAGAGGACTAAGATATCCTTTTGCCGCCTTAGTAGCTTTCTTAGTTGCATCTGCTGTATCATTTGTCACATCTGCCAGCTTTTCGGCATTGTTGGCAGCATCTCCATATTGGTCTGCCGTATCAGCTATTGCATCTGTTCCGACAAGACCTGCACCACTTGCGCCTGTCTGGCCAGATGATTTCTTTCCGGTGATTAATTCCGTAAATGACTTGAAGGCATTTGCCAGAGTTGCTAACTTACCGAGCAAGATATTAATAACTCTCAAAACGGGAGTGAAGAGATTGATTAATCCCTGTCCGACTGTTGCCTTGAGAGATTGCAACTGTAACTGCATCACTCTGACCTGGTTCGCCCATGAGTCAGATGTTCGAATGAAATCACCAGATGCGGCAGACAACTGTTTCTGTACAAAAGCCAAGCGGAGAGCCACTTTCTCCTGTTCGGTCATTTCAGACGTGGTTTTGCCATAGCCGTTTGCAAGTGCGTACTGGTCAAGTGCGCTTTGTGTCATAACGACCCTTTATACCCTCGGTTTCCCGATATTTATTAGGGGAGTAGACTATCTCTTCATCCAAATAGGATGCATGGCACTTCGGAATAGGGAATTTCACCCTAAACCTACTTCCTTACGGAATAGTCGTTACACTTTCATCAAAAAAGAGCCTCTTATTGAGACTCTTCGATGCTTAGCACGGTATTGCCATGATTATTTAAATTTCCATTTGAATCCATATGCAGTACGATGTCTGTGAACATTATTGCATACTTTAGATATTAAGCCTTGGTCATATCCTGTTTCTCTACAAAGGAAGTTCATCCCCTCCCATTCTCTAATTACATTTCCATCTAAATCACATTGTAGAACCGCTCTTTGTTGAGTTTTTCTTAATCGTTCTACTCTCGTTCCATAAGCATTGTTTTCTTGAACAGTACACCATTCAAGATTTTCAACGCAATTATTCTGCTTGTTTTCGTCAATGTGATTAATAGAATTGCAACCGTCCGGCTTTTCAAGAAAAGCATTTGCAACCAATTTATGAATTGTAATTGTTTTCTTTTTGCCGTCTTTATGCAAAGAGACTATTGGATAACCGTAAGTATCAAGCGCAGGAGAATAAATTTTCTCTGGTACTTTTCTTGTATACCATTTTGCCTTGCATCTACGCTCAAGACTTTTTATTCTTCCCAGATTGCTTACTTGATACAGACCTTCGTAGCCGTTAATATCTTTCCAAATTTCTTCACTCATGGAAATCACCTCCTATAAATATTATATCATATAGGTGTCATAACCACAAGTTTTTTAAATAATTTTAGGCTTTTACCGTTAGCATTGCTCATAAAGCAACACACCGAAGATTTCTTCGTTCACCATGTTATTCAATACACATTGCTGTGTAAGGGAGCTAATTGTTAACCCAAGTCTTTAAGTGTTTCCGTTTCTCCTGTAAAAACTGACTTCAGTTTTATATAAGCCAAGTCTTGCGAAATGTTGTAAAATGATGCCACATCACCAGTCAGCTGCGTCAGAGCTGTTGACATGTCGTAAGCCTGTGCTTCGGAGAAACCGAACGACTTAGACATTGCTCCGAACGTTCCGACATACTGTTTCGCCATTGTTTCAGATAATCCGGCCGAGGTCATGGCATTCTTTGCAAATTCATTGACCTTATCCGACATTGTGGTAAATGTAACATCAACCACGTTCTGGACTTCTGTCAGATTAGAACCAAGTTCTACGCACTCTTTCCCAAACTGGGCCAGTTTCCCAATTGCGAATGCTCCGCCAATCAGTATGCCTATTTTTTTTACTACGCTGCCAAGTCCGTTAAAAGACTGCCTGATTGCTGATACGCCGTTTTGCACACCTGATGTGTCCATCCTAGTATCAATAATGACTGAGCCATCAGCAGCCATGTGTCCACCTCCTAACTATTTGAGGTTCAACATCTCATTCAGCTTATCTTTATAAGCTTGCTCCTCGTCGCTGAGACGTGTTTTTATGTCAATTATGTTTTTATTCTCTTGATAGAATTTCTTTTCCCATTTATCGAGTTTTTCACCCTTTGCTTTTTTTGACCGGATTCCAACTACGGTGTTGAACAGGCACTCGCCAGATTCCATAAAGTATCCAAAAAACGTCCACCAGTGCATATAAGGTACTGATCTGATTTCTTTACCAGCAACCTTGTTCACAGCCGGAACGATCATATCTCCATCCTGTTCCCAGTCCATCAAACGGGGTTTGGGCTTGTTCGGGCTATCATCGAATTGACCACAATCAATAAACTCGCAAGCTTTCTGACAAGCTTCTGTAAGATGTTCCAGGGGTATGCTTTGCCAGTCCTCAAACAAAATCTGTAACATAACAACAGCTTTCGCCTGTTCGTCCAATTCTGGGTCATTCATGGCAACCAGAATATCAATAATTACTCGAAAATCCGTCCTGATAGAAAAATCCACCCCACTGATATTTAGTGAGGTGGGTAACTCATAGGCGGTCATTTTGTATACTTCTCCGTGTACTTATTGACCACTTCCTGCATTTTTTTCTTTCTCTTTTCAATTTCCGGAGTAAGTGCTTCATTGATTTTGTCCAGAACGATATAGGCAAACACCTGACCATTTCCAAAAACAGTTGTTGCGGTAATTGGTTCTTTGAATAAATCCTTAGATGCTTCGTATCCGAGCATATAATTGATTTTGTCCTCGATCTGCTTATTAATCTCCGCCATCTCTTTACCGGAAGAGACATTTTTAACAGATTCCTGAGCCTGTTCAAAGAAAGTTTCCAATTCTTCCGCTCTTGCTGCAATGTTGATGTCGGTAGGATTCAGTTTGAATGAAGAGAACACTTCACCCTGCTTGTTCGTGAATGTGAAAAGAAGAAATCCATCATCAATGTTTGTATTAATTGTTTTTGCCATTTTCTATGCCCTCCTAAAAAAAATTATTCGCTGTCAGCCGTGAATGTACCGGAACTGATGTCAAATTTTCCTTTTACACGTTCGCCAACATAGTTCACGGTAAACGGAATCTGATAGCCGGATGTATCACCACCGTAGCTTGTCGGCACAACGTAGCAATCCTGCTGATATGCTTCATACTTGCCTGCTGTAGCTTCCGTCCAGAGATGGACCTCAACTGCTTTTGTTTTGAGATTATCGTCTTTGTATCTGTTGTCTACGATCTTCTGCAATGCTGTGAACAGATCAGAAGCAGTGTCTGCATAGAATGGATCAGCGTCAGAAGAAACTTCGTAGCCGTTATGTTTAAATGTGGATTCTCCAAGAATGTTTTTAGATGTTTCAGTGTCTGGATTGAGTTCTACATTGTACTCTTCCAGGTCTTTTCCAAGACGCTCATATTTCGGCGTCAGTCCTCCGCAGAGGGAGCCTGCGTCGATATAATGAGCCATATATTTACGGTCAATTTTTCCTGTAACTGGCATAGAAATGTCCTTTCTGCCTATAACTTTAAAAGGCTGTGTAGGTTAGCGACTATCTCCAATTGATAGCCGGTTGTTACTTGTTATATTACTTCATAAGCGTTTTCATAGCGCACTGATAATGGCAATAGCCAATCCTGTACTCCACTCTCCTGCGGTTCTAAACCATAGGAGTTGTCACGGGTGATACGTTTTATCACTCGTCCCTGCGAAAGTTCAGGAAACGCATTTAAGCGTGTCTCAGAGCCATTTATGACAACTGGTTCTCGACATATCCATTTACCGAGATTGTCAAGGAACTTCTGAACAGATAACTTCTGTCGTTCCTTGTCGGATGCTGTTCGGTATACCACGTAAAATGGATACTGGCATACCTGATGCATCGTTCCGCAGACATCTTCTTTTTCTAAATAGATCAGCGCCCCGTTGTCTGCCGAGAACGCAATTCCTGATTCCTTACCGAGTTCTTCAAACTTGATTGTTTCATTTTCGTATAGTCCCGGATACTGGTTTAGAAGTGCTTTCATGGCATCTGTCAGAATCTCATATCCAGTTGCATCTTTTCCGATAGGTTTATCTGCCATGTCTGCCACCTCCTGCCTGTGCTTTTACTTTACGAATCCATGTGTCGCCGTATTGTCGTTTAGCGGCATCGAACCACTTTGCTTGTGCCTGTGGGTGAATTTGTTTGGTGTATTCAAGATTTTCCTTTGCGGCTGTCTGACCAGAAAACTGACTAACAAGAACTTTCTTTGCTCCACGTCTTGCGTAGGGACTTCCAGTTGCTTCATCAACCATTCCTTTCCCCTCGTACAGAAAACGCCCATAAGGAGCCGCCGCCGCGCATACTTTCCCAGTTCCTTGCAAAGATGTACTCTCAACTCTTGTCCGATTGATAAAATTTCCGGTAATCATTGGCATAAATGGAACCATGCTGTCCATAACCATTCCGTCAAGGAGATACTGGGCTTCTTGATACTGTCTGGAAAACCTGTCCATATTCAGCTTGATTTTCATATCTCCATCGACTATGGAGAATCCTTTGAAATGATGAATCTTACTCATATTACTTACCCAGAATCTCAAAATGTGGAATCAGCGTATACGGACCGCCTACACTGGTAATCTTAAACACGTTGTCCTTGTTCTCATTCATGTACTGGTAGAATCCATTCCGATAATCACCATCAGATACCGTTCCACCAGTCCACTCACCCTCCCAGAAGAATGACTCGTCCGAGAATGTGATAGTGTCTTCCAGAGCGTTGTTAATCTGCTGTTTCCACTCTTTAGGCGGCACCCATGGAAGAATCTTGCCGCCCTTATCAGTAATGGTTATATCGCCGTTCTGGACAGTATAACGGATGTGTAACTGTGCGTTGTCAGTTGCGTCTGGCCCGTACTTTTTAAGGATTGCTCCTTTGTCCGTAATCAGGTCAACGCCGGATAGCACGTGAGGATACCAGTACGCATCTCCTGTCGTGGCTGATTCGTAATAGTCAAAAATCGTCACCGTTTTTTCGTACATGATACCCTCTCCTAATTATTCTTTCTGCACTGTCTGCTTAATAACCTGATTCACACCGGTAGCCGACAATCCGTTAAACATACCGACCGCAACTGCTGTGATATAATCCGTTGCCGGGAAATCTGGGATAACTCCCATTCCGACTGCTCCGAGAATGCCACCAATAACCGCCATGATTACTGGAATCCATTCATCAGAGATTCTTTTTGATGCTTTGCATCCCATTCCTACGATATAGCAAATCATAACGATTGCTATACATGAGCCTAATGTTGAAATGTCCATTATTATCACCTCACATCAATTTAAGTTCATTAAATACTTTAAAAATTTTTGGTGACTGAATAGCAAACCAGTCAACCATTTCTTCGTTCACAGCCCAACTGTCAGCACTGTTTGAATTGGAATCAAGTCCAGATTCGAGCAGAAATGCATGAATGATTTCGTGTCTAACAACCTGCTTCTGATAGCTTTCAAGGTCTGCCTTTGTTCCAATCTGTCCCTGCGATGCCTCCATATCATCAACCACAATTTCTCGTATTGATAAATCTGTATAGCCATCGACATTCGTCAGATTCGGATATTCTTTCTCACTCCCGAACTTCACGTTCCATTCAGAACCTAAGATATTAACCTTAAAATCCTGCATAAAGTATTGGTATCCCTTCATCCGTCCTTACTCCCATTAGAAGCGGCAAAGCTGTCTTTAAGAGCAAGTCATTCGTTTTCTGTACATCTCCGGCGGCGGCATATACTGCACTCCATTCCTTTGCACTCGCCCCAATCTGCTGAGGTGTTGCGTAAGAGATGGATTCACTGCCAGATGATACAGATGTTACAATGCCTGTCGTGCTACCACCGGACCCGATTGTGGCTGACGTACCACTCACAGCGGCATTGGTAGCATTCTTTTCGGCAAGTTCAATTTGATACATTAATTCAGCCAATGAACAGACCGCCTTTTTGATGCGCTTCTGTGAGCGTTCGTTCGTCGGCAGTCCGTCCACCAACCTATCAAACGTCATTGTGTCCACAAAATCACTGGCTCTTTCTGCCAGTCGTGGAAAGTCGGTTTCTGGCACGACATTGCCGAATGATTCTGTATAGAATTTATAATCTGCATAAGCCATGCCAGTTACCTCCTACATTTATGATTTTGCTGTTACAGTCGCACTTCCGGCATTCAGTGCTTTGTATGTTCCGTCACACTCAACTACTGTGATCTTCTGTCCAGTTGCCGCCTTAATGTCAGCTTTTCCGTCCCAAGAAGTCCAGTTTCTGAGGTTCTGGCCATATCCGACAGTTACTGCATCTGCTGCAACTTTGTATTTATATACGTTGTTGGCATTTTCCTTAGTCGGATTTACGGTAATTTTTGTATCACCGCTTGCTGTTCCAGCCACGGAATTTACTGTCAGAGTGCCAAGCGTTGGTGTCTCATCAATGGTGATTACTGCGATTGCGTCAATGTACTCCGCAAAAAGAGTAAGTCCCATAACTGCGAACGCTTCGGACACTGCTGTGTGATAGTTGCCCTGAGTATGGAATCCGATCAGGTTTGTCTCGCCAGATACGGTGTATACAAGTCCTGCTCTTGCGAAGTCAGATTCGTTCGGGTCTACATAATATAGAACAATGTTCTCAACAGGAGTAGCAATAACCTGTCCACGTGGGATCTCACTGTCAGATAACAGGAAGATTGTATTGAACCCCATAAAATCTTTCATGTACTGGAAGCCGAACTGGTTCTGAATAGAAATCTCAGCTGCTCCGAGGTATTCATATACGTCCAGAATGTTCACAAATCCAACAACGCCAGTCACATTTCTGTGCATCTGTTTGAATTTGTTCTCTACACGGCCTTTAGCCATTGCCAGAGCCATCTGGAATGTTGTTTCTGTGGAAGTAAGTGTACCGGTTTTCAGATAGTCATAAAATCTGCTGGTAACGTCAGTCTGAAGCTGGAAAAGGAATTCATCATCAGTCATCTGAACAGCGTTCTCATAACCGTGATCCTTGATTGCTTCGATAGATACAGCCTTTGCGTACTTTTCAATGGTCATTTCCGCATAGTCCTTTTCTTTTACAACGAATTTGCTGTAAGGGATTTCCTCACCCTCACCAACTTTTCCGCTCTGTAAAATACCCTCTGCGTATTTGGACTTGAGTACAGCACCCGGCTGCTTTTTGATAGGTCTCATGATACCCAGAATATCACGTAAGTGCTGCCAGTTTCTTTCGAATCTGGTAACAAAGTCAATCTCACGTGCTGTGACATGGATATCATTAGTCATAATAAGATTTGTTTTTGCTGGCATAAAAAAATCCTTTCTACCCATAGTTGTTAAGGTATTGGGTTAGCGGCTATACTCTGGTGTATAGTCGGTGTAAAAATCACTGGAATAACTGGATATTCTGAGCGATTGCAGCCTGTCTCTCGGACGGGTCTTTGATTGCTTCGATATCCTTCTTTGTCATGCTTCCCGGTGTCTGCTGCTGTCCAACGTGAGTGGTAAATCTTGCCTGGTTCTGCTGAGCCTGCTGCTGAGATTCATCTACGAAAGCGGATGCGTCAGACTGTTTCATCTGCTCAATCAGGTCGTTCAGTCCGAGAATTTTGCCATCTTTCAGCTTCAATCCGGCTTCCTTGATGTCTGCCATAACAGACTTCTTAGCCGCTTCACTGGAAAACTTAACGTCATCGAGTGCCGCTTTCAGAGCATCCGAGAAATCACGGTCGTAGATTTTTGCATTGAATTCTTTCTCTGCATCTGCCGCTTTCTGTTTCCAAGTCTCTAACTCGCTTTTAATATTTGCCGGGTCGATACCGTCAAAACCTTTTAGAGTTTCTTCTGCTGTCTCAGCACGTTCTTTCCAGTCGTCACGCTCTCCCTCAACTTTTGACAGGGTTTTTGCTACTTCTTTGGCATTTTTGTAATGCTCAGAGAGTGCTTTTTTAACATCTGCCTGTTTGTCCTCCGGGATTTCAATTCCAAATGATTTTAATGTGTCAATAAGTTTCTGCATAATATCCTCCTGGTCGTGTTTATTGACCTGCCGCCGCAGGTATTGGATTAAGCCAGTTAGACCACTGGCAAGGTAATCGGAAAGGCAGGAATCGAACCTGCGACCTCACATTTACAGTGCGATCTACCACTGAGCTACATTCCATGCCGCCTATAACGGCCAACCCTCTAAAAAGAAACTGGGGTGAATTTCACTTCTTTCGCTATAGCGTAAATCCACCTGAGACATAGACCACCTGTATACAAACAGCTTAACTCTAAGCGGATTAAAGCGGAGTGCCCGGAATCGAACCGGAGACCAGAGTGCGACTCTGTCAGTTTTCCACTAGCGTACATTCCACATAACCCGGATTCCCGGGTTAGCAAGGTGTTTAACGTGTCATGCCTGCCACGAGTTGTTTCGGATATTTATTTCTTTTTTAAAAGAAAAGTATGAATAACAAAAACCTTAATCAAGGAGGTGAGCCATCTTGCGTGCCAGATGGCAAATACGCACGACAGGATTCGAACCTGTTCAACTTTCCGTTAAAGCGTGCGTACCAGCTACTAAATTAAAGAAAGGAGGATTAAAACGAAAATGTCAAAAACAACCGTTTTACTTGTGCTTCCTGCTGCACAATTACATTATAACAGATTTCTTTTAACTACCTCTCTACCACTTTTGTGTTTTTAGAGCATATCACGGAGTTTTTCTACGTATCTCTTGACAAGATCACGTTCTTCCCGGCACTCTGCATCCTTGGACATATCACTCATTTCTGTTGTAAGTTCGTTCAGATGTTCTTCCAATGCGGCGAGCATCTTTCTTTTGCAGTCTTCAGACTTGCCGGAACGATAGCTCTGTTTCTGTGTCATATAGTCGTCATAAGCATCTCGTCCGTCAGAGCGGCTGTAATGTCCTCTAACATAATGCTCACCACGTCTGGCATAAGAACTGCCTCGGTCATAATCCGGCATCATTCTGCCGTCATTTGCGCTGTATCTCCCCATGCTGTCGCGCTTTCTTCCGCGTTCGCTGTAATCGTCATTGTATCCGCCACGCATCTCATCAAGGACAGTGTTATAGTACTCCACTTTCTTGTCCCAGTACTGCGTGTTCTTTATGTCTTTGTACATATCAATCAGTTTGTATGTCATTTCCAGATTTCCGGTAGTCAGTCCATTATCAGCGATTTTGGAAAGTTCATCTTCGATTCTTGCACATAAATCCTTAATATCTCTCATAATCGCACCTCCTATGCTTCTCTAGTCACGACAATATTTGCGTTCGCAACAGAAATAGCCTGATCGCTTGTGTTTTCTACCGCGATATTAACGCAGCATCCGCGAGGCACATCAATATAGATGCCAGAGGACACATTATTGTACTGATTTACTGCTGCCGGTGTGGAAATCATCTGGGAAGAAAGAACCGGCTCACCAGAGATTGCAATTGCCAGAGAAATAGCTCCGACAGTTCCACCTGTTGGAATTGCGATATTACCAGAAAAATCCACAAAGAATCTAGCCTTGCACTGGTTAGTCAATCCTCTCAGCGTAATGATTCCACTTCCCTCCCTGTGTTGAATGCAGTTAGAACCTTTAACTGCTGTGTTTGAAAATACTACGTTTCCATTTGCTGCTACAGTCTGAGCAGCAACATTTGTAAATTCTGCCATAAAAATACTCCTTTCATATCACAAAAGGACAGGTCTCAGCCTGCCCTCTGTGTAATACGGCATAAGCCGACATCCGAATCAATCGAAAGATACTCTCGATATGAAGTTATCAGCAATTACATCCAGTGTTGCATCCGCATCCGTAAAATGTGTTCGGATTAGGAACCTGATATGCCGGAATCGGTGCCGGATTAATCGCATTAATGAGCTGCTGTGTCTGTGAAGCCATTGCAGTTGTGAGAAGTGCGCTCTGGCGGTCCTGAGAAGCAGCACGTCTGAGGTCGTTATTTTCAGCCTGCAGGTTGGAAATCTTTTCATTGCAAAGATAATCAAGAATAGCTCTTGTTCCAGCGTTCTGACTGTCAATAATGTCTCTTGTGTTGCTGTTCATGGTGTTCTGCAATGCGCAGGTGTTCTGTGCCATATTGTAGTTCACACCCTGAATTGCTTTATGATAGCTTCGTATTTGCCCTTTAAATCGTCATATTCCTGTCTGGTGACATATTTACTATCCATGTTCTGAACAGGCTGTTTAGGTGGCATCTGAGTGCCTACCTCGTGATACTCAAACGTCCGTAATGGCTGTGGCATTCCGGAAACGTCTGTGGATTTTATATAAAATTTCTCTGATTCTGAATCCATCAGTAAAACACTTGTTCCGGGTGCTACTAGATAGGACTTCGCACCGACTTCGCCAGATACCCACAGAATACCATTGTTATTCTGCTGGGGTTGCTGTACCGGCTGAGCTGGCATCTGGACAGGCTGTTGCTGGAACTGATTCATTTGCCCCGGAACGCCAAAACTATATTGATAAGGATTGTTATATAACGCCATCTTATGCACCACCTTTCTGATTATATTTTTGCATAAATGTATCGATTCAAAAAGTTCA